AAAAATATCCTGACCATGAGGAGATTAGAGTTTTTAATTTCTATCATCAAATAGCTCAAAGACATGTAAATAAAAATGCAAAAATGACATGGTATTTAGACAAACCTATTTATTGGATATCTCATCCTTATATTAATTGGAGCTTAAAAGAATTCAAAATTCAACCACCAGAACACTGTGGCTATACAAAAAATAATATAATGTTCTTACCCTTGCTATATTTTACAAAAGGTATTATAAACAACATTGAGAAATTAATCATTACTAAAAATTTTGATTTGAAGAAATTATAAAATGTCATTTAAAAAAAATAAATATCTAGTAATTAAAAAAGCTATATCTCCAGATCTAGCTGATTTTTGTTACACCTATTTTTTGAACAAAAGAAGAGTAGCAAAATTTTTATTTGATGAGAAATATCTACATCCTTACGAAACTATGTTTGGTATATGGAGTGATGATCAAGTTCCAAACACATATTCTCATTACGCAGATTTAGTTATGGAAACTTTACTACTTGGTTTAATTCCTAGAATGGAGAAAGAAACTGGTTTTAAAGTTTATCCAACTTATTCTTACGCTAGAATTTATAAGAACGGTGATGTTTTACATAGACACTCAGATAGATACAGTTGTGAAGTATCTACAACTTTAAATCTTGGTGGCGACCCTTGGCCAATATATCTAGAACCTTCAGGGAAAAAAGGAATGGCGGGAATAAAAATTAATTTAAACCCAGGTGACATGCTTATTTATAGAGGATGTGAGTTAGAACACTGGAGAGAAGTTTTTAACGGAAATCACTGTGGACAAGTATTTTTACACTACAATGATCAAAAAAGTAAAGACGCAGAAAAAAATAAATTTGATGGTAGACCTTTTATAGGTCTTCCCGGCGATTTTGCAAAATCTAAAACAATTAAGTGATTATAACTAATATTAATGATATTAAATTTTATAGAGAATTTAATCTTTGTAAAACAGAAGATCTAAAAAATATTAAAGAAGTTATAGATTTAGAGTTTGCAAAAGGCAACATAGTTTGGACACATCCCTTATATCAAACATACAATGATTTACATAAAAGATTAAAACATATTTCATCTTTTAATAAACTAAAAAACATAGTTATAAAATTAGTAAGAGATATTAATAAAGATTTAAGATTGACCACATGTTGGACTAATCTTTCTGCAGAGAATAATGCATATGCTTTTCACTCTCATAACACTAAGCTAACTTGTGTCTTCTATCTTCAATCAAAACAAGATTGTTATGGTCTGCGATTAAAAAAGCCAGAGATTATTTTTCCCTCAATAGAAAATTCTATTATAATTTTTGATGGCTCAGTATCTCACTCTATAGAGTATATACCCAACAAAGTCTTTGACAGTGTGGATTCCCATAGGTATTCTGTGGTTTTTGACTTTAATTAAAAGTTGATATGTCGACTTTTCTACTATATTTTAATATACTATGCTGAAAAAAGTACAATTTTTACCCGGATTTAATAAACAACTTACAGAAACCCAAGCTGAGGGACAGTGGGTAGACGGTGATAATGTTAGATTTAGATATGGTTCCCCGGAAAAGATAGGTGGTTGGTCCCAACTAGGAACAGATAAACTTACCGGAGCTGCTAGAGCCATGCATCATATTGTAAGTAGTGGGGGAGTCAAATATTCTATTATAGGGACTAACAGAATTTTATACGCTTATTCAGGAGGTGTATTTTATGATATACACCCAATCAAATCTACAACAACGCTTACTAGTGCATTTAGCACAACTAACGGATCACCGACTGTTACTATAACTTTTTCTACAGGTCATGGCTTAAATCCTGGTGATATAATTTTATTAGATAACTTTACAACTATCACAA